ACAGCATTGTTAGTGCTGATTCTATGTCTGAAACTAACAGCATTGTTAGTGCTGATTCTATGGACGATATTTCGGAAGCGTCCCCAGCAAAGGGAGAAGATAATTCTGTATTTGAAGATGAATTGGAAACCAACATAGAAGAAGAATTGGAAATAAATGATGAACCAGAATTATATAAAAAAACGGATGAAGAACTTCACAAAGATGCCATTAAAATGGCAAAAGAATTTGAACAAGTCGGAAAAGATAAAAAATTAATGAAACAATACCATTCACGCTTTATTAACAAGAAATTAAAGGATGCTGACAAAGATTTATTCGTTACTGGATTTGCTAAACATTGTGGTGCTGTAGATAAAAAACAACCGGTTGTTGTATCTAAACAAGAGTTAATGCATATCAATTTAGATCGTAGAGATTCGTATACTGGATATTTGAAAACCGGCTCTACGGACATTTTGGAAAAACAAAATCATTACATATGTCCATTGATATGGTGTCCTATCAGTAAAGTGAGTTTAACACCAGGAGAGTTAGAAGCGAATGATAATAAATGCCCAAAACCGCTTGAGGAAACCCCACTTATTCTTCATAATAAAAAAATAAACAAAATATCAGATTTGAAAGATATACAAAAATACCCATACTTCATGAACGCAAATTTACATCCTGAGCAAAAAAAAATGGTTTGTTGTGGATACAAGTCTAATCCAGGAGTTATTTACAACGATGATGAGGACACTCAAATGGATAAGGAGGAGGACATAGATACGGAAATAGAAAAAAACAAAGAAATTAATTCTAATGCAGATTACAATCAGGACAGATATATACGAAAGTTAGTTGGAATCCCTGTTGAAGATAATCGTCTTGCAACATTACCACCATTTTTGAATAACTTTTTGAATAAAGGTAAAACGTTAGACGAATGTTCTGGCTTACGAACAGATAGCAAAAACGGTTGTTTTGTCCGTCTAGGGTTAGGTCTTAGTGTCAAACAAAAATTTCTCAATTCGTTAGTGAAGACATTAGGAAATTCCTCGATAAAGTCTGTGAAAGATCTAGTTGAATTAGTAAACAGTGAATTAAAATTGCAGGAATATTTGTTTCTAAACAATGGAAATACAATGAAAACCTTTGTTCCAAAATATATGGAAGAGGATCAACTTTACCAAGAATATAGAGAGTTTTTGAAATCAGTGAGAGGAAAAAAATATGTAGAAATAATGAATTTAGAAATAATAAATGATTTCGTAAAAAAACACAAGAAACTTCCTAATGTTAATGAGCACACAATAATGTTTAATCTTATAAAAAGAGAATTATTGATATTTTCGTCGTATCAAAATTTTAAAAAATACATACTTGATACTGACATTGAAAAGGATATATCCGAAACATTTGATCTGACTAGTTTTTACTGGTTAAATCCTTACAGTTATCAATATATAGTGATTGATATTAGTGATGAGGATAACGTATCCATATTATGTGAAAAATACAGAATTCCTGAGATGGAAAATAATAAATTGATATTTTTATTGAAAAATACATTAATGTTCGAACAACTTATTCAACTAAAAAATGGTGGATTGGACATTTTGAGAGCTCCATTTAATAAAAATGACATCGTAGTTAAAGATCTTTTGGATATTTATTCAACAAATTGTGTTTATTTGAACGAAAAACGTCCTGTATACGGCAGCGTTGTTTTTTTGAAACTAAAAGAATTAATCACAAAAGGACGGCTTTGTTCAGACGATGATGATTGTACTGTGTCTGTGGTAATAAATTATAATATAAAAATAGTTGGATTTTTTATAAAGACTTATGGTGTTTATATTCCATTAGAATTTGAAGAAGGATTTTCTAAATTTTTCTTAGACGAATTGTGTTGTTACCCTCAATTTGTAACGTACATAGACAATTTGCAAATAAATGAATTTACAGGTTCTTCTACATCAACTAAAGAAGCTTTCAATATTATTATGAAAGAATTATCTCCTATTATACCATTTTACAAAAATAATTCTCATAATATGTTCGTAGATGATTTAAATACGTTAACAAATAATGATGATTTGTATTTTTTTACAGGTTATGAGATTGACGATCAGAGAAAAATATTTATGAGAAGTTACAATGAGAATAATGTTCAGCTTATAACAATAAAAAAAGAATTATTTATTACCTTAAATTCAACAGAAAATAACCTTAAATTAAAACGTCGTTTGGAACTTATTCGTCACGAGTACAATCCATATTCATATCAGGATAAATTGAAGCAAACACGTATTATCATTAAATCCCTTTTAGATAAATCAATTGATGAAGAACTTGTTGAACTGATATCTAATGATATTTACATTAAAGGTTTGAATGTTTCCGAGAAAAAAGTTTATTCTGAACCGGTAATTGATGAATCTAAAGAGGTTATATTTGAATTACGGGATCTTATTTCCGGAAAATTATTGGATCATTATCTACTCTCTATAAACCCTTATAAAAATCTCAGAAATTCCGCGGAAGATTTAGTTGTGACTTTAGAATTGAAGGAAGTTCATCATAATATAATAGACAAAAATGAGGAAACTAACGAAAATATATTCACGAAACTAATACCAACCATTCTATATGTTGATAAACTATTAAATTTAAATGACCATGGTTATATGTACAAGCAAGACGCTTCCACTAAAGAAATTTTATTAAATACTTTTAAGACGATCAATTTTGAATATTTTAAAGATAAAAAAATAGAATTATCAGAAGAATATATGAATGTAAAATTCTTATATCAAATTCAAAATAGATATTCTTCAGTTTCTCAAAAGAAACAAATACGTTCTTGGTTAAATCTATTAGATCAAAATACCGTTATGACATCCGCATCCGTTACACAATTAAAAAATAAAAAGGTTTTCGCCATAAATAACCGTGAAGAACTTGGACAGGCGATTGTTTCCGATAGATACGCATGGGGAATAATGGAATTGACGTTTATGTGTCAAAAATATGGAATTGGTCTAATACTCATATCTAAAACTCGAAACTCTAAAACAAAGATTGATATGAAAATAAGAAACAACGTGGAGATGATCCTTCCCGATGATAATAATATAGAAGACTACAAATATTTGCTTGTTTACGCAAACAAAAAGATAAAACACCCAATCCAACCAATTGTGTCCATAAACGAAACTGATAAATCCTATAATAAATTATTACGAAATTGGAACGAACTTCCTGATAAATTAAAAAACACTTTAAGCGGACGTACAAATAGAACGGATGATATAATAGATTTAACGAACGTTCTACTAAGATAAGAAGAAAAAAAATAAATAACTGATTTGAAAATAGTATTTAAAATATTACCCTCATATTATGATATAATCAATATCACCTTTCTAAATTCAAAAATGATTTCGAACACAATGCTTGTAACTAAGCGTGACGGGAGCACAGAGAATGTATCATTTGACAAGGTTCTGAATAGGATTGGTAATTTATCGTTTGAGCTAGATGTCAATTACACTGAGATCGCACAGAAGGTATGTTCTAGAATTTATAACGGGGTAAAAACAAGCGAATTGGACGAACTTTCAGCACAGATATGTGGTTCTTTGATTTCAGAGCATCCTAATTATGGAGTATTAGCTGCTCGTATTACAATAAGCAATCATCATAAGAATACATCTCCGTCATTTTCAGAAGTCGTAAACACTTTGTACACACAAGAACCGCTCATTGTAAGTGATGAGTTATATAAAACAGTTATGCTTCATAAGGAAAAGTTTAACAGTTATATAGATTATAAACGAGATTATCTCTTTGACTTCTTTGGTTTTAAAACTTTAGAGAAGGCGTATCTTATTCGGACCAATGGAAAAATTATCGAACGTCCTCAACACATGATCATGCGTGTGGCGATTGGTATTCATGGCAACGACGTTAAGGAGGTTTTAGAAACATATGACGCTATTTCAACAAAAAAGTTTATTCATGCTACGCCTACACTGTTTAATTACGGAACACCGCGTCAGCAAGGATCCAGTTGTTTTTTGATGCATATGAATGACGACTCTATTGCTGGAATATATGATTCCCTGAAAGAGGCAGCATTGATTTCAAAGTATGCTGGTGGAATTGGAATCCATATTCACAACGTTCGTGGAAAAAATAGTTACATTCGCGGAACCAATGGAAACTCTGATGGTATTGTTCCCATGTTGCGTGTGTTCAATAGTACGGCTAGGTATGTTAATCAATCTGGTCGTCGAAATGGAAGTATCGCTATTTATTTAGAGCCATGGCATTGCGATATTGAATCTTTCATGGATATGCGTAAGAATCATGGGAATGAAGAGGAACGCGCTCGCGATCTGTTCTACGCTTTATGGATTCCTGATTTGTTTATGGAGAGGGTAAAAAGTGATGGGGTGTGGTCGCTTATGTGTCCTGATATGTGTAAAGGTTTGAGCGACGTATATGGCGACGAATTCAAACAATTATATGAAAAATATGAAAGAGAGGGTAAATTTAAGAAGCAAGTGAAAGCACAGGACATTTGGAGGCGAATTTTGACCAGTCAGGTTGAAACAGGTACACCGTATATGTTGTACAAGGACGCTGTTAATAGAAAGAATAATCAAAAGAATTTGGGAGTTATTAAGTCGAGCAATCTTTGTACTGAAATTATGGAATATACCTCTCCTGATGAGATTGCTGTTTGTAATTTGGCTAGCATTTGTCTTCCAGCCTTCGTGAAAGAGGATACAATGGAATATGATTTTATGGAGCTTCATAAATATGTGAAGATTGTAACGAAGAATCTAAACAAAATCATTGATTCTAATTTTTACCCCGTACAAAAGGCAAAAAATAGTAATTTGAAACATCGTCCTATTGGAATTGGTATCCAAGGATTGGCTGATGTATTCGTTATGCTACGTTATAATTTTGAAAGTGAAGAGGCGAAAATATTGAACAAACAAATCTTTGAGACTATCTATCATGGTGCTTTGGAGGCGTCTTGTGATATAGCACATAAGAGACATACGATGTACGAAGAATTGATGACATTCAGTACAGCAGCAGAGGATATTATCAGAATTGAAAGATATTTGAATCTCACAAATGCTGAAAAGACCAATTTGAAGACATTTAAGGGCTGTTACAGTTCATACGAAGGATCTCCGTTGAGTGAAGGCATTTATCAATTTGATATGTGGGGAGTTTCTGTAGATAATACTCTGCATGATTGGACCACTCTAAAGGAAAACATTTCCAAATGGGGCGTTCGCAACAGTTTATTGGTTGCTCCAATGCCAACTGCTAGCACCTCTCAAATTATGGGTTACAACGAATGCTTCGAGCCTTTCACATCCAATTTATACAAAAGAAAAACCCTGGCTGGTGAATTTATTGTGATCAATAAATACTTGGTGAATGATTTGGTTAAGCTCAATATGTGGAACACGGATATGAAAGAACAGATTATAGTTCATGAAGGACAAATTTCAAGAATAGAAAGTATTCCTAAAGATATTCGAGACCTTTACAAGACTTCTTGGGAAATTAAACAAAAGACAGTGATTGATATGGCGGTTGATAGGGCGGCATTCGTTTGTCAATCACAAAGTATGAACCTTTTTATGGACACACCCGACACACACAAGCTGACATCTATGCACTTTTATGCATGGGAAAAAGGATTAAAAACGGGAATGTATTATCTTCGTACTAAACCGAGGGCAAGCACTCAACAGTTTACGATTGATCCTTCCAAATCGAAATCGAATATCCAATCAACGGTTCGTTCAAATGAACCAGAAGAGTGTATGATGTGTAGCGCATAAAAAAAATGTGTGTAGAGCATAAAAAATTATATTTTAAAAAAAAAAATATATCAGATTTAAAAAAAAAAAAAAAGTAAAAGTTACATATTTAAGCAATTCTCGTTTTTTTTTTTTTTATCATTTTTTTTTTTTTTTAAATATCAAATAACTTGTTATATTGTATACAAATAACTTGTTATATTGTATACAAAAAAAAAATGGAATGCGCTAAGACAGGATTAAAAAGAGACACCACAGATAAATTTTACACAAAAGCAGATATAGCAGAAAAATGTGTAAGATTGTTCTCCAAACATATTTTAAATGATAAACCATTAAGACAACATAGTATGATTATAGAACCCAGTGCTGGAAATGGTGCATTCATGAAAGAGCTAAAGGCATTATCCCTGTCTGCTACATATTATGATATATGTCCTGAAAACAACAAAGTACAAAAACAAGATTTTCTAACTCTATCCACTGAAAAGTTTGATAAAAAAACAGTTCATATTATCGGAAATCCACCGTTTGGAATCCAATCGTCTGCCGCTAAATCTTTTATAAAAAAGGCATGTTCCTTCGCTAAATCCGTTTCGTTTATTCTTCCCCTAAGTTTTAAGAAAGATACTTACAAGAAAACCTTTCCTAGAGCGTTTCATTTGATTCATGAATTCGTTCTTCCAAAAAACTCATTTTTAGTTGAAAACAAATCACATCACGTTAATTGTGTATATCAAATATGGAGGCGTTCAGATAATGGAGAACTTAGAAGACAACCAAAAAAACTTTTACCTATAGGATTTTCTTTTATCGGAAAAGAGGACAACCCACATTTTTCTATAAGACGAACCGGAAACAATGCAGGATTTGTAGATGTCGAAATATTAAAGAAAGCACCAAATACCCATGTATTTATTAAATTAGATAAAGGCGCAAACAAAAAGAAAATTATGAATTATTTGAATGATAATCTTAAATTTTGCAAGCAAAATACAGTTGGAGCGCCAAGTGTATCAAATCAAGAAATCATAAAAGTTTTAAATCCGGCATTAATAAAATTTCATATATATATAAAAAAAAAGTAACAAACTCCTAAATCGGAATATATAATCATGTAAATGAGGTTTTGAGAGTAGAATCTCATTTACATGATTTTATAAAACGCATTTTTGGAAAAGTGTCAAAAAAATTTTAATTCATTATAAATTCGTAAAAAAAAAAAAAAGATAAAATGCATTCTTTTCACTTCGATCACTAGTCAACGTCAAAAAAAATGCATATCACAAATATTTAAAGATCTATTTTTGAGAGATGCGTTATAAATGTAAAAATTGATTAAATAATTATAATCTATTTCTGGGACGATTTGTGTAATTTTTGTTTCAGGAAAATAGCAATTTATCGATCGTAGTTCTAACGCAAAACAATCTATGTATAACTATTCCAAATACGAAAAAACCTATGATAGTGAATACTATATTTGTTCCATAGCGTGCATAGAACAAGAAAGATCCTATGAGAGTCAAGACGACGTCCCATACTGCTATGTTGAACATTCTACGCGAATGAATACCGGTGTTAGGGGCTCCAAACATATCTTTATACAGGCAAAAAAACATATATATCCTTTAAATACACCCTCTTTTTTTTTTTTCCTGAAAAAGTCGTCAACTTTTTCGAATATTGCATTTATAAGAGTTTAAAAAATGTATATATTCGTTAAATTCGCAACCTGGAGAAGGATATTTACTTACTGTTTCTCTACAAAGAGGACAAGTGTTGCTACGAACTATCCATTTCCAAATACATTTTTGATGAAATTCATGATTTGCTGTACAATTTAAAACTTTTCCTTGCGATTGTTTTTTAACTCTATAATGACATATAGCACAAGTTGGATAATCATGATTTTCGTGTTCAGTCATAATTTTATATTTGTTATAAAGAATTGTCACACGTATATAAATGTGTTTTTTTTTATCAATTTTTTTATTTTATCATTATAAATGAAAAACTGTCATGATAATCAAATATTTTCAATATCCACCAATAGATGTATAAAGATTGCTTCACCAACATTTAAGAAACGACTGAAAGAACAATTAGAAAAAAATGTTTTACATTTTAGTGTAGAGGATTTAATAACAAAGGGTTACAATGTACAAACGATGAACAAACCAGAAAAGACGCAAAGGAATAAACATGATAAGATTAAACATGATAGGACTGTTAGTCCAATAAAAGATAATACACTAACCAATAAGATTAAACATGATAGGACTGTTAATCCAATAAAAGATAATACACTAACCAATAAGATTAAACATGATAGGACCATAACCGATAAGACTAAGCAAACTATAATCATTGCTATCGATCGTGATGCAAAAAAACAATTATCTGAGAAGACAAAAAACATGATTTTGTTAAAAACTAAAAAAACGAGGAATGATATACATAATGAGTTTAGATATGTTGAAGATAACCAAAAGAACTATTGTAATAAAAATTCTGCTAACAAATTATTTGAAAAACCATTAATAACTAAAACAATAAATTATGATTTCACATACTTGACATCAAGGCTTCGGGGAGTTTTCACAGCAGATATGTTAGAATATGATAAAGATAAACCATGGGGTGTAGAATTTTTAAGTAGTACAATAAATTCAAATAGTTCTAATTATGATCGTATGAATCCATTAATGGACGAAGTAGAAGAGAAGAAATTTATGGAACAATTGGATATAAAATGGTTTAACGAAACAAACGAATACATTTCTAAATTAGATGTAGATGAGTTGTTTGCAATGAAAGCGTACACATTTTTTGGTGACACATTTATAAACAATAGAATGAGAGGAACACTAGATATAGCTAAGATTTTAGATACATTTTCATTAGAGAAAAAAGACCAATATACCAGTAAATATTTTCCATTGTTTTTTCCAATATTAGAGATTATATTCAATGGTTATGAACTGGAACAATTGACAGATGATGTAACGAGTAAAACTGAGATAAACAAATTGAAAAAAATAATACAAGATATCAAATTGTTTCAGATGGAGAAAACAAACAAAACACACATAGATTATTTCAATGATACTGACCGTTTAAAATTATATGTTTCAATTGTTCATGTAGCACGTATCTTAAAAGAAGAAGTCATAATAATGGCGATAGATAAATTGGCATTTAAAGTGGACTCAATTGTTAAAAGATCTCCCCCTACCAGAAAGAAAATGATAGTATATAGAGGCGATAAAGACGACACATACTTTAACAAAAATACAGGAGATGTATTCTTTAAAAACAAAGGGTTAATTTCAACATCTTTATCATATGATAAAGCCTTTGGTTTTACCAGAGAGTTAAGTGGTGATATTTGTTGTATTAATGAGATAACGATTTTGCCCGGATCAAAAATATTATTTGTTGGAGGCGTTTCAAGTATACCCGATGAAATAGAATTTATATTAGGTTTAAACACGACTTATTTGATGAGAAAGTATAGAGAGAAGAAATACATACAAGATTTTATGATATGTAATGATGAACAACGAAAGCGACAAAAAGTATTTGTAACGTCATTGGTAGCGTTGGGTAAAAAATAATATGAGTTAGTTTATAAGAAAGGAAAACTTTTCAAAAAAATGGGTTGGGGGGGGAAAAGAGTGGTATACACACAATGGGTCTCAAATATTCAAAGTTCTTCTATTTTTATTAGTTCTTTGTTTAGTCTTACGATTACTACTACTTATAATACTGTCATTAAATTCAGAGATTTCAGATTGGGTAGCTGTACTCATTGTTTCAATACGTTCGCTAAGTTCACCACCAACCATTGCTTCCTTTTCTAGATCATTAATGATATTATCTATGTCACTCGGTCCTCTCATGATTTTTGTGGACTGATTTTTTTGTGGACTAAATTGTGGTTGATTGGTTTGCGTTGGTGCACCAGCACCAGCTCCACCGAACATGTTACCAAACATACCAGCCATACCCGTTTTATCGTTGTTAGCCATTGTGTTTGCTGTGGCGCTGGCAAATTGTTTCATCAAATGGGGATTTTGTTTCATGACATCGTCCATATTGGGCAAAGATGATTTAAACATCGTTTTTGTCAAATGGAACATAAATGCACTGCCACCTAGAGTGAACAATAATTTTAACTCTGGAGCCATTTTGGATTTTGATGCATATTTATCATGTAAATCCTCGAACACTTCGTCATAATCCGTAAGATTATCATGAACATTTTCAGACCAACCATCCAATTTAAAATCAAAAGGATCAAAACGGGTATTCAAAAATTCTACACCCGTAATACAAGCCATAAGCATCTTTCTCTGAAATTGAACACTCGCATCAACCTCTTTATCTTTTTTGATACGCTCCATCTCGATTTTCATTTCTTCCAACGTACTCGCTAATGAGAATTTTTTAGGTAATTTAATTCCCTTTTTTTCCATACGTTCAAATTGATACAATATATTTTTCTTTTCATTTTCAATATCCTCGTGCGACATTTGACGCGGTTGTTGGTACGATCTTGAACTATTTCCATGATTCTTATTTTTTTTGGAACTTGTCTTTGAAGCGTAATCGTCATCGTCTTCGTCATCGTCATCGTCTTCGTCATCGTCGTCATCCTCTTCTGAATTATTCGATCCATTGGACATCATATCTTCTCTGTGAAACATGGTAGCATTAGGTTTTTGTTGATATTGTTTCTGTGGTTCGTTATCACCTGATGAATATGACATTCTACGAGCAGTATTATTCATAAGGAGATCTAAACCCAGTCCGGAAACGTCCAACTTAGGTTGCACATAGAAATTCGTGTTAGTATTTACAACCCTTTCACCTCCTGGAATAACATTTACATGTTGAGGTGATGTCGGTACTTCACGATTTTGTATATTTCCAACGTTGACATTATCGTGTCCTTGATCTCTCACTAAGTTAAACATAATAATAAAAGAATAAGTATTTAGTTAAGCGTAAGTGAGAACTTTTAAGTAAATATAGAAACGCGTTTAACAAAACTCAAAAAAAATACTTATAATTTTAGTTAACACTATATATAAATCCAACTTCTTATTTGTTTAAACTAAAATTATGTCGCTTAATGAAGAATTCATAAAATTGAAAACACGTGCTCTGAAAATAATGAGTGAAGGGGAATATGATTATATGCTTAAGAGTTCTGAAAAAAAAGTGCTAGATAGAAATTATACTAGTAACCTTCTAGTCAAGAAATTTACTGAAAATGCTATTCTTCCTGAACGTAAATCTAAAGATGCGGCTGGGTATGATATTTGTTCAACAGAAGAAATTATTTTGAGACCATCTTCACAAGCACTTGTTTCAACTGGTATCGGATTTACTGTTCCAAACGGTACATATGGACAACTAGCACCACGAAGTGGGTTGGCATGTAAGGGAATTCATGTTGGAGCTGGGGTAATAGATCGCGATTATACAGGCGAAGTAAAGGTACTACTATTCAATTTGTCAAATAAAGAGATCGTGTTGAAAGAAAACGAAAGGATCGCACAACTTATCATCCATAATATAGACACCCCTCAAGTATTTGAAGTTGAAGTTCTAAATCCATCCGAACGGGGATCAAACGGATTTGGAAGTACCGGAAATATTTAAAAAATGCTCAACGAATACGTATTGGAAACCTTTAATAGCGTTTTTTCACTTTCGCATCCGTTCGTTACCAAATTTTATGATCAGGGTTATATTTTTTAAATAAATTGTTTAAAAGTATGAATAAAATATAAACCTTGGAGTAATGTATCAGAAAGATCATCTTTTTTCTTGAACGTATTAAAGAATGTCATATGTTCCTTTTTATCACAACATCTTAAAAGTTCACGTACATATTTTACACTTGCGTCTTTGGTTTGTCTGTATTTATTCGTTGTGACTAACATTGTAATAGGTTCAAAATTGGGTACATTTTGTTCTAATTTTGAAATAGCGAAACGTAATTTATTGGCAGCATTAATTAAATTTACTTGTTTAATCGTGGATGAATCTTTATTTGTCAAATGTAAAATTTTAAAATATGAATATACCATCATTTGAATGCTTTTCATTATAGGATTTTTTAGAACAGGTTGATTTTCAATTATAATATAATTAACATTTTCAAAAGATTTATTAAATCTAGAAGATAGAGCATCAAATAATGCGTCACTTTGTTCATTTATAGTTGGTTTTTTCAAACCCGTTTCGAGGGTGATAACATCCCACTCAATAATTTTAAGAGAATGTTTGTAATCATACGAAGATAACACTGGTTCAGTAGACAATGGATCATATGAAAAGTCAAACAAACAGTACGCTAAATTTTTAACACCAATATCAAATGATAAAACACGTGTACTTGCGGTCGTCATATCTAATTCAGTTCTCCGCGTATATTTATTATATACACCAGTCTCTTATAAGTTTGTTTTATCATTTTAGTTTTTTATTTATTGATAGCATTATTTCTTTCCAACAAATAGTTGTATTTTTATTCGATTTCATTCGTAACTTTTGTGAATTAATTGAATTTTTCAAATAATTATAATGAAAACTATAAAATTCAATCAAAGAAGAAGGTGTGTTATCGTATAAATGTTGTGATATTAATATATAATATTTTTTAATTATAAATTGGGGAACATTCCTTAATGTATCAATTATATATATTCCTTCATAATCGTTACATTTAATTAAATGATTTATTTCATCTTCGTACAAAACGACATTGTTATCAATAAGAATGATATTTTTAAATTTATACCTTTTAGGAGTTATAATTGTTGAAGGATATTTTGATTTTAATTTATGAGCAATTAATGGAGTTACCAGTTCAATTCTTTTCATATATTTACCTTCATTATTATCAAGTAAACAATGTTTTCTTGTAAAGATTGGTGTATTAAATTTAAAATCTATTGAACACTCTAATATTTTGATGATATATTTAGCCCATATATCATCGGATGCAGTATAAATGAAAAACTCCACATTGGGAACTACTGATGTTATTGTTTTGACAAATCTTCTAAACTTAGGGCGAAGTAGTCCATGTTTAAAGTCATCCGCAATGTCTTTGTTAACATTTTTATTTATTCGATTATATTCTTTCGTATTTTGTATTAAATATAAATGTAAATTATACTCAGACAATTGAGGTAATATATTCCCTTGTAACGTATTATCCAAATCTATTAATATAACAAAAGGTTCATTCGCCATGGTTGGAACTTATAACTGTTGTATTCTTCTTATATATCTTTTTTATTTTTTATTATTTTTTATTATTTGTTAAATATAAAAGATTAAGAATGGAAAAAAATATGATTATATTGCTTATTGGTGCTATAATTGCAGTTTTGTTTTTAACTTTGATGATAACATTTTTCGTTACATCGAGTAGTTCATCCGATGAAGAACAAATAGAAAATAATTCTTGGTTTAATTTCTTTAATACGGTATCGAATGATGGATCCTTATATAAAGGAAGTTAAAAAATAAATACGAATAAAGAATATTACTAAAAGATATATATATACAAAACTTTTAAAAAAAAGGATGTTTTTTTTAATAAAATGGCTCTTGTATTTTCTTATAATTATATTTGCTGTTTATGGCTTTTATTCCATGAAAGATAATTTCACACAAACTAAAGAATCGTTCGTGGACGATGATGAGTCTGACACTAATTTGTCGAAATTGTATGATAACAAAACAACACCTGAAAAAACGATTATCGAAGAAGATCAACATTCTAACAAAAAAAGAGATATTGAGGAGGAAAAACTTTTCAGAAAAAAATCAATACACAAAGATGATTTAAAATTGAATAAAAAAGAAAAAAACGAGATAATGGACCAGGTGAGAAAAAGTTTTCAAAAAGATTTTTCTATTCTTAAAAACAATATTTTAGATGAACTTGACAAAGGTAATCGATTAATTCAGAATGACTTAACATACGAAAAATTATTTGAAAAAGAAAGAATTGTTTCTCCAAAAGAGGGAGTTGTTTCCGTTGAGGCTCAAGAGAAAAAAAACATGAAAGAGATATTATCTGAAAAGGATGATCAAATCAAAGAAACTTTTATTGATGGTATATCTGATGATGAAGAGGAGGAAGGTATGTATGACGGAGTTACTTCTCCATATTGTTTTAATTGTTCTGAATTGTAAAATTACAGGGTTGTCTATCCGCCGGATTAAGATATTTTATTTTTAAAAAGTTGAATATATCAGTTTCGTTATTGAAAATATGTTCTACTATTTTATTTTCTTTTGTATTTTTTAATCCTTTTTCATTCAATGTAAATCCTTTTTTCTTTGCATATTCTCTCATTTTAACATTGAATTCACCATTACCTGTAAAATACAATAGAGAAAATGGATATTCATCTTTACTTGTTATTAATATATCCAATCTGCGAAAAATTTTACAATTTGATAATTTACACATTCCCATAAATTTTGTTTTTCCTATAGCAAATATGCCATCTTTCGGTATATATTCTTTTTTTATAAACTCATCCGTTATTATTTTCATTTCTGATCCATTTGGATGATCTATTCCTATAATAATATCTATATCCCCGCTTTCATTCTTTTTGCGTCTGTAACTACCAACTATTTCATGATTGAATATCCTTAATAAGTTACTCAAAACACTTTGAATATAATTCTCGTGTTGTACAATTTCAGTCCTTGGGATTCTTGTCGTAATGTCTCGATGATATTTTAACCCAATAATCTGTTTTTTGTTGAGTAAATGTTGATTCTGTAATAAATCTTCAATATTTTGTATATGATTTTCTTCTACTAATTGGGATGCTTTGACCATACCGATGCTTTGAATTTTAGATATCTCTCTTATTTTTTTTATTTTCTGTATACATATATCATTTACGCCCTCTAAATTAACGTTTGTTTTTAACATATGTAAGGCTTTTTCTTGTAAACTTTTCCCTAATTTTAATTGTTTTATATCATCTTCTATGATCAAACTTTTAGTACCCAACGTATTTAAAGAATTTATTGCTTTGTTGTAAGCTTTTGCTTTGAAAATATTCTTTTCTTTTGAATAAGAGTGTGCTTTAACGTCAAAGTTATTAAGGATTAAATCAAAAACATTAACCATTTTTTTTTATTAATAAGAAACAAGTTGATCGTTTATATCAGCTAATTTAAACTTAATCTTATTATTATTTCGGTTGGATAAAGACGGAATAGCACCAATTAGTGTAAGTTTATAAATTCTCATTGTATTCTTAGTAATCAATTTTTTACACGGAAGGAATTTAATGTCTTTCAAGGTGGGTATTTGAATAGTATCCCCTAAAAAGATACAATGTTTGATAATTTCAAGAAGTTGTTCTAATTGGATATCGTGAACGTTTTTATTGTTAGATTTATTCAAAAGGAGTTCGAGTAAAAATGAAGCATATTTATCAAAATTGATAAAACAGTTTTTTCTGATGAAATCATCTTGTAAAATTAAATACACAGTAGTCACGCTATTTATTAATCTCAAAGACAATTTAGTTCTTGAACAAAACATGTCATACGTTTCAGAAAAATCATCAACTTTATATGTTTCTACGTCCAACATAAAATGTACATGTTCATCAAAAATATATACAAAGGTATCTTTAATCTTGTTTACCTCAATAATATACATTAATAATCCCACATACAATTCGCAATACATCTTTGCATTACTACTCGTCGTCAAAATATAAACTATGTACTCCTTTTGTAATATAATATCTACATTCTCAAAAACAGATTGTATTTTAGGAAATATTTTTGTATAATTATCGGGAGATAATTTGTTTAAATTTGATCTTAAAACCAAAAAAGAATCCTCACAACCTTCTGATATAATTTTTTTACGAACAGTTGTTGACGCGACTGTATTTTTATGCAAATTATTTACTTTACCTCTTGTATTGGAAGAATACGAAAATTTGGATCTATTGTTTACATATTGATGTGATTTAGTATAGGGTGTTTCAACTTTTTGGAAAAAACATGAATACGTTGTTAGAATACTGTCCATATTTTTACATAATTTAACATAGTCGTCTGATTCAACATTATAAGTGTTATTTTCATATAAAAAATGGGTTTCATGTCTTATAAAATCCATTAATTTATACTACTATATTTAAGTTTATTTAAGTATGTTAAAATAAACTTCTTGTATATATATTCTTCTTGTATATATATTCTTCTTGTATATATTCTTATTTAATAATCTTTAACATCGTTTTGGTAATATCATATTTGTTCGAGAGAAAAAAAAAAAATGTATTCCAAGATTAAAAAAGAAAAAAATGAAACATATCGATTATAGAGAAAATAAAATTGCTATGTTATGTATTGCGTTGACACTATTCGTGGTTTCCACAATAGCCTTTTTTTGCAAAAAAGATGATGAACCAAAGAAAAAAATTAAAAAAGGAGGAGCATCTAAAAAAGAGGCTTTTACGAATCGTCCATCTCCAAACGACAAATTTCATTTATTTCATGCAACATGGTGTGGACACTGTGTTAATTTTGGTCCTACATTTAAAGAATTTAAAAAAACCAACTTGATTGAAACAGCTGAACATGAACACTCAACTACACCGGAGGATTTAAAACAAGAATTTGGTGTTAAAGGATATCCAACAATGTGTTATGAAAATGCAAAGGGTGAAAAAAAACAATACGAAGGTCCGCGAACGATTGATGGGATTACTTCATTCATAAAAACTGAAAGATCAAAATTAAATTAAAAAAAAATAGTATAAATCAACTTAAAAAAAATATTGAAGGATAAATGTCATTAACTGTTTTCGATTTACATAATTCAATGAGAAAAAAAACAGAATTAAGAAGTAAAAGTTTTGATAAAGTTTTCGAAATTTGTACAAATAAAATATTAACTGCTTCTCATAAAGAACTCTTAAAAATATATTTTGATGTACCTGAGTACGTTTTTGGACTTCCTGTTTATAACATAAACAATTGTGTCAAATATTTGAAGGAAAAATTAGAAATAAACGGGTTTTACGTTATTTACTATTTTCCGAAAATATTATATATATCGTGGGATCTGTATGAAGTAAATAAAACTCGTAATTTAGAAAAATTGTGTGTAGAAAGTTCATGTAGCTCAGAACATTTACTCTTGAACAAATCTGATAACCTTCTCCTAACATCTGACGCAATAACGAGATTAGACCTTTCAAAGAAAAAATGTGAAGAAAGAAAAAAAATGCATCATAGACCAAATGGAAAGTTTATATTGAATTTAGATTAGTTAAAGAACATTTTGAACATTAAAAGTTTATACCACGTTTTTAAACAATTTTTTTATTTTATTTATTATACATAATGCGTCAACATGCGTGTTCGTTATTAATAAATATCTTTAATATAAATTAATAAGAGTATTTTGTTTCAAAATAACAGATATATAATAGAATAATGACACTTCTTAATTCATCATATACTACATTAGAAGAAGCCTGGGGGAAACAATACACGAGTAAACCTAAAAAGACAAAGAAGAAAAAGGAAAACATCGATCCTTTGTGTGAATTATATGGACAACGTTTGAAAAAGATTAAGAAACCTTTTTCAGATAACAAAAGTACTTTATCTGAGCAATTTAAACCCTTTGATGGAGGCGACGAGGCCTATTATTATGGATACGATGATGATCATAAGTTTAAACGTATGAATAACAAAGAACGCCAAAAGACAGGATTACTTATGGTTAACGAAGAGGATGAACAATGTTTTAAAACAATTCCCAATAACTCTCTATTCGTTTCACCCAAATTGACAAGACATGCACCAAAACCTTCGTCTGTCCGTTTTGAAGAGTTAGATGAAGAATTTGAACAAGAAGACGATGAAATATATACAGAAAATATTTTTGAAGATAACATTCCAAATATTTTTGAAGAAGATAACGATTATGAAGACAATATAGATTTTAATGAAGTTCTAAATTCTAAACAAAACGATTTTGAAAAAGTATACACAAATGTTTATGACGAAACTGAAGATGAAACAGAAAATAGTAATGATGATAGAATTGATAAAAAAACAATTAGAGACAAACATATGCTTCAACAAACAGTAAATACTCCATTTATTGAGGAAGAACTGAAAAGATGTAATTATATGAATGATCGTAAACAACGTAATTGCGAGTTTAGAGATGAACGTCATTATTTGGACTTAGTAATCTATGTTTTATCAGGTATTATCTTGATTTTTATGATGGAACAGTTTATTCAAATAGGGATGAGGTTAAGACCCTATTATTGAATTAAAGATTTATTAATTATATAATATTTATTAACAATGGATGGTTCAAAATCGTATATTGGAAACGCCACTTCATGGATAAACGACAACAAATATATTGCAGGTATAGCTATGATATTATTTAATATAGGTTCACGATTTTTAATTGTTGATATGAATATTAATACCGAGAATATACTGAAAACTAAAATAATGAGGAGACTAACTCTTTTTTCTATATTTTTTATAGGAACACGTGATTTGTTTGCATCTTTTGTATTGACAGCTGTGTTCGTCATTATTACAATGAATTTGTTCAATGAAGATAGTTCTTTATGTGTCATTCCTCATAGTTTTAAAGATAATATATACACGCCTGAAGAGTATTCTATATCAAAGAGAATTATTTCTGAATATGAAAAAAAATATCAAATTAAAAAGGAAGATCAGTATTGTGTAAATAAATAATTTTGTCTATTGAACAAACATTTGATACTTTTACATCTATAAAAATCTACACAAAAAATAAATAAACGATGAATATCATACATGTATCTGTTATAGTAAATTCACTTTCACTTCTTATCTTGTACGTTTTAGTTTACACATTATTTTATCATAACGATGTAAAAAGATTTAATGACGACATATTAAATAAAAAACTTAATGAAAATACAACATCCATGGAAAATTTAATAAGAGATGTCAATTACAACAACGAATATATAAAAGGATATATAAATATAAAAAATAATATGAATTTTGAATAAATTTTGACTTTAAGGATGGATCTTTATGAACGAACAATAAAGAAAATGAACAATCTTTTTATGAAAATATTGTTTGTTGTACTATTGCAAGTTATAATAGTATGTATGGAATTAACTTACAGAAAGATTTGTTTTCCAATCACTTTTTTGGGTGTTTTTTTTTCTGTATTTACAAGCACAAGTGACAGTTGTAAATTCTTAAGGATATCGTCTTTTAATATAAACATGTATTTAGCGCATTTATTAACGATCACAGCGACGCAGTGTATTCAAGAACTCTTCGTTTATATTCGCAAGCCAAATTTTAAAGTTGAAGAAGAAGCTATAATTGATGAATAACAAATAATATGAATAATATCATTTCTTGAAATATTTTATTAACTGCTACCACTATCACTGCTGCTATTACGGCTGCTGCTATTACGGCTACTATTATTCCTGGGATTTCTTTCTTCGTTTTCTCTTGCTGTTCTATCTCTTTCTACTTGTGCTGCTCTATCTCTTTTTACTTGTGCTGCTCTATCTCTTTCTACTTGTGCTAGTCTTTCTACTTCTGCTAGTCTCGCTACTTCTGCTGCTTTATCTGCTGCTGCTTTATCTGCTGCTGCTTTATCTGCTGCTGCTTCACGATCGGCTGCTTCTTGATCGGCGGCTGCTTGATCTATAGTATCTTGTTCTCTCCTCACTTCTTGATCGGCTGCTGCTTTATCTTTTGCCACTACACGATCTTTTTCTGCTTGATCCCTAGTTGCGGCTTGATCTCTTAATTGTCACAAAGGATCAACAGGCATGATATTCATTACGTCATCAACAATAGGATATTCAGATTTTGTATAGAATGCATCTTTTAATTCTGCGAAACCTATACACTTTCTTTTTGAAGTTGGATCTGCCCCATAGTCAATACATAATCCTTCCTTTGTGTTCAAAACAATATTTAATTCCGGTAATTTATCCTGTGATATCACAGGCATGGTTACGATTATTTGATCGCTTCCATTTTGTGTCTCTTTGTCAAATTGTATTACTAAATCACCTTTTTCATTAAAAGACATTCCTTTAATCTGAGGACTAGCTGTGGGCATATTTATGGTTAATTCTTTGGTTTTACCGTCAGTGTAGAGTACATTCAATTTGTTATCTTCTTGTGTAATTGAATCTATTCCTACGGGTCCTGGAATATTTACGGACACTTTCTCTTGCCCATTTGCATTTTCTTCGAAAATAAAATGTAACCTTGTGCCTCCTTTCATATTTGTTTTGGTTCCTCCTTTTATTTCTTCTGATTCAACTCGTACTATTTTTGGTGCACTTTCCCCTAAAGGAACATCTATTACACTTACGATTTCATTATCACCTCCTGTGTCGTGTCCCTCATACTTTAGTACTACTCTTTTTACAAATTTTTGAATTCCCTGAGATTTAGTATTTAAGTTAACATCAACAATTTGAGAAGATGCTACAACAATATTTTTACCATTGGGTATTTGAAATGTTTTTGTTTTGAAGTCATCTAATTCGATAGTTATATCTGTTGTTTTAGTACTTTTATTAACATCTGCACTTATATTTTTTATTCCAACACCTCGAATATCAGATAAATTAAATAAATCCTTTGTTGTCGTCAGATCCCCATTTGATATCATTGAGTGTGATATCAAATCATATTTTATTGTATTGTCTGATCGATCTAGGCGTATATTACCAAAACTATCACCCTTCAACCCTTGATCACCTTTAAACGCCATCCCAAGATCAACTTCAATATCTTCTCTTGGATTTTCAGTATTAGCGGGATCCAACATTTGAAACACCATCTTTTTAGAATTTTGCTGATCACTTAATTCGATTTTTTGAATAGACCTCCCTTGTGGACCCACTTGCGCAGCGTGTTCGACAAGGAGTAAATCTAATTCGTTTTTGGTATACAATCTGTCTTTATTATACACATCCCCAGCTAATGCAAATTTAGAAGTTAACTGTTCATTTCCTAGAGCATCTATCGTTATATCGAAAAGTCCATTTTTTTGTTGACCTAACGTTTTTGATAAGTTAGTTAAGTTTTCTAAATTATCATCAACCTTTTCGTTCAAAATTTCATAATGACTCATATGGGTATCAAAGTCTCCACGAAGAGTTGAATGACCAGATGTAACATTAGCTACATTAGTTTCCAAAGTTCCTAAACGCGATGTATGAAGTCCAATATCAGTTTTCATTCCATCTATATGATCTGTTTCAATTCGTTCTTTTAATGTTGTAAAAAAATTGTCTAAATTATTATAATCTGTTTTAAAACTATCAAAGTCTGATTTACGAAGAAAATTATTTGTCAGATTAGTTTCTAATGAATTTTTGCTAACATTGAAACCACTAATTTCTTCATTAATTTGTCTTATTTCTGATTCTCGTATTAATTTCTCCCCTCTCATAGAAGTGTCAAATTGAGATTCTAGATCATTGAATCTAATATCGTTATTGCTTGATAACCTATTTATCTGGTCATCTAACAATTTACTTGAACGAGTTAGGTCTTCTCTTCCTGTTTCTAAATTGTCAGATATTCTTTCACCTAATCTGTCAATATCACCAGTTCGATTTTTAAAAGAATTTTGAAAGAGTGACGACATTTCATCCAATCGATCATTAGTCATATGATTTAAATTTGAGAAAGTATGGACATTCTTTAGAGTTTCCAAATCTTGTTTACGAGAGTGTTCGTCTAATAAAGCATCCACTTGTAATGTTTTTTCATGAAGACTAGTGAGATTTGTTTTCATATTTTTATCGATCACCTCCAGATTATCTTTTACAACTCCTCTCACCTGATCAATATTATTTTCAATATTTTTCAATTTATCATTTAATTCATTCCTATTATTATCTATCTGATCTTTCATAGTTGATTTGTTATTTTCAGTTAAACGTTTATTATCGTTTATACTTTCAGCTAAATTAACTAACTTTGAATCCTGGATAACAGCATGCTGTGAAATTTTTGATTCGTGTTCATATGTTTTTTTTAAAAGACTATTGGTTCTAGATGAATTCAAAACGTATAACATAACGACGAAGACTATAGACAATATCGACAATATCAATGGAATGATCACAGACATTAGTTATTTAAATAACAAACACTGTGTTGTATTTATTAATATGTTCTAAGAAAAAAGTTAATTCTTAAAATAAATCTAATTCAGAATTGTTTTTGAAGACAAAGTAAATAAAATAAGATAGCATAATATACACAAAATAAGTAGGGATTTCGCTAAAAAGAATAACCAGAAAGACAAACAAGACGAATTGATCAACAAGACTCCATATGTATAATGAATATTTATAAATATATTTGATCACGTTATTTTTATAAATTAAATCTAATTTCAAAAGAGTTCCAATATCATCAAAAGTCTGTGCCAACATAGATGGTTTTTGATTTTTATGAAACTTTCCAAATAATTTATCATATTCATGTTTGACAACATATATTGTTTTCGTCATTATCTATATTTTAATATCGTTACAGATTAATTTTATTGTAGTTTAAGTCTCTCATTGTTTTTTTTACTTTTTTTGATCGGTGCTTGAATGTCTGTTCTTGATTGTCCTTGTTGCACAATATTTACTTTGGGAGCATATATAATAAGATCT